AATATTTCCAACAGCATTACCTTGAATTGCATAATCTTCGAGTAAAGCACGGTTAATTACATTATCGTTCATTGATAATGTACCGGCCATAGAAATAGTTTTGTTTGTAAGTGTTTGAGTACCATCTTCTGTAACAGCAGGGCTGTCATAAGTACCTGCACCTACTTGCGCAAATGTCTGCCAAGTAGTTCCATCATATACAAACTGTACACTTACGTTATTAATATCGAGAATAAAATCTTGAGCTACGCCTTCAATAGTAGAACCATTACGATCTACAGTAAGATTATTTGTTCCAAATGCTCCACCCGAATCTGCAACCACGACTTGGTCACCAGTAGATGGAAGTATGGGTAAAAGCACAGTAAACGATCCAGCAGAAGTGTCGGCAAGTACGCCTTCTTTGTCCGCTGCTTGATAATTTGTAGTTTGTACTGAGTATTGCAACCCACCTGAAACCGGAGATGAAATCCAATTTGAACCATCACCAGAAATAACATTTCCATTTGTAGGTGTTAAACTTGAAATATCAGAAAGAACTGAGCTAAGATTACTTACCGAAGCAGCAGAGTTAGCAACATCACTTAAATTGTTTGTTGCTGATAAAAGACCAGCTGTTGAGTAGTCTTCATCTCTCTGTTTAATAAGTGTGGAAAGTCTAGCCATAGTTTTACCCTTTTACTTTTATTTATACGTTACGGCTTAGTTGGCCAATCACCTTCTTCTAAATTAGGCCAATTAGAGTGTGTAGTGATATCGCGTAGTGCTTGACGATAAGCTGTTTGCTCGTCTGTCATTGTCAAGTCTGATGATGCCCACCAGTCAGTTTCAGCAATACGTCTATCACGCTCTGCACGATTACGAGTTGCTGCTTGCTCATCTAACGTAGCTTGATAAGCTGCTTCATGTTCCGCTTTTGTTGTAACGTTACCTTCATCGTCGGTAGTGTCTGCAAACATATCAGTAGCAGTATAGTTAATCATCCACACGCCAGTATCTGAATCATAATCCGGTTGAGAATTACGAGTAACTCTTTGATATGTACCAACTTCTGTTGGCTGCGGTCCTTCAACTACACCAACTACGCCATAGCGACTTAGTGTTGCAGTTGTAATATTTTTTGGAAAAGATACGTTAGGATGATCCTTACGCAGTTGTCCGATTGTGTATGGGAACTGTACTACAGCTGTCCCTGAAACCTTAGCATACATGTTGTGTCCTCCTTATAATATGCTTTGTTAACATAATATATTTATGCAATTGCATAAAATAAATATATTTTACCCGATAAATTTACTAGAGCATTATTTGTATTTAAACTAAATCCACTTGGATCCGGATCTACGTAGTTATTAGTAGTAACTTCTGCCTGATCGCTATTTAAAAATACAGTAGAATCATTACCGGAATTAATACCACGCGCAACATCAACCTGTATCCAAGAAGTTGAAGAATCGTTTGTATTTTTGATGATAACAAATCTTGCACCAGTAGTGAATCCACAATCAATAGTTTGGCTACCACTATTACCAGTATAAGTTCCTACTTTTGAAATTCCTGGTAAAGAAGCAAAAAGATGAGTTAGATAAATGTCACCGTTTATGTTTGGGTCTGGAGAAGAGCTACCTCCTAACCAAGTTATATAATCTTTGTCCGGAAGCTGAGTTAGATCTAATTCTTGCCCAGAGCGCATAGCGCCGCCGGCGTCAGGTTCATTTACTAATATTCTCCGCCATGGTGTATCTGGATAATCATTTTGTTTATAATAACATACTACATCCATATTTCTATTGTCACACTGAGACCAAATCATTTCTGGCTCAACTCCCAAATTATGCTTATACTCTGTTTTTGTCCCAGTGCCAATATATCTGAACATATCATAAAATCCTCTGGCACGCTTAAAAGAAAATCCTTGGCAGGGCGTGCTCCAACTACTATCACCCCATTCTGTCATAGAATCAAAGCTTTGATCAGCAATCACATTAGAACCACCACCTTGATCAAGAAGACGGTGCGTTGCTCCAGTCATACGTGGCATTGTGTACCAGCCTCCAGTACTAGCAATATTTCTCGCCCAAGCCCAATCTACTGGCCAACCAGGCTGATATGGCGACGCTCCACGTGAAGTGTGAAATACATCAGTTCCAGACTTAGGTCTTTTCATACCAGCTTTTCCAATTGCAACATATATGTATTGTTTACCGGCCCCATAATGAAAAGTATCTTCAACCATAAATCCATTTGATCTAGGCGCTGCTGGATTATTCGATGTTGTACCTTCAACGTCTTGCACATTTGCTTCAAGTCTTTTTGCAATACTTGATGTACCAGCAGATCTCGTTGTAGATCCTCTAATGGTATCAAATATTTCCCAAGGCCCAGTGCTATCAATACGCTTCATCATAACCCATTGAGGCTCAAATCCTTCAATACTACTTGAACCAAGATTTACATTGAATTCATTATTCACTCCAGTAAATTCTCCACAATAAATTATTTGTTCATCAAAATTTTCTCCAAAATCAAAGGTCCGTGGGTCTAAATCATCGTTATGCCCAAAAACATAAGCAATATATTCTACTCCATCATCATTAAAATTAAAGTTTACGCTAAAATGTGTACTTGTTGGCTCTACATTATACCACCAATTAGCTGATTGTGAAGGCACAGCACCACCTGTGGTAGATCCGTCCATTCGTATTGCGTATGTTGCTCCTAGAGACCTATGATAAGTATATACTCCATTACCTCGTGATATTGCAGTAACAATAATAAATCCTGGTTTTGAACCTAGGTTATGCTCAATAAGTCTACTTCCACCACTATCGGTTGATCCATCTCCAGTCCAAGTAACAATATCAAAAAAGTTTTTTTGTTTTCGAAAAGTCCAAGCTACGTAGTCATGTGCAACAGTATTTCCATAATTTGTGCTACCAAAGGTAAATCCATCGGTATCAAAAGAATTAATTCCAGAATCACCTACAACAATATTTCCATTATTGTTATCGTTAAGTTTTAAAACTACGTCTGATCCTCTTTCAGTGTCGAATAAATAATGATCATCTGCAATATTACGTTTTTTAAACCACACAAGTCCACCACGATTTGCTAAATCAATACCATTTTCAATTTTGTGTGGTAAATTTTGCCCACGATAAATGTGTGTACTAAATACGTCATCTGAATACACTGGTGCAGCATCAATGTTAGTCGATTGTCCTAATACAGCTTTTACATTACTCATGCTACATCTCCTGCTGTTTTCTTTCCATAATACGTTTGTCCACCATCTATAGTTATAAATGAATATAACTCTGTTTCTGCTTCTTGGTCTGGAGCTGCTCCTCCAGACCATTTAATTCCGGAAGGCCACGTTAAATTATAGTTGCCATTTACTTCTATACTAAACGCAACTGCCTTTCCAGACTCAGGCGGATTAGTAAAAAATATTTCAGATCCACCACTTAAATTACATATAAAGTACGTCCCGGCTGACAAATCAATCGTTTCATTATATCCAAGCATAGAATATTGATATATAATATCATTGTCACGTCCTAATACATAAAATTTACTTCCATCTGGTCTAATATATAAACCTCTTACTTCTGACTCTACTCCGATTGCATCTCTTACGCTTACGTCAAATGAAATGTTTGAATACACACAATCACTGCCTAAATTATATGGAGTACCTAAATCGTATTGATAAACTTTATCAGCAGCAGATCCTAATAAGAACATTTTTGTTCCATCATCATTAAAGAACATATCTCTTGGAAATGTTTCAAATGGTGCTTCAGTTAAAGTAGGTTTACTTAAAGTTTGGTTTTCAGTTCCCGCAAATGACCACCCAATGCTTAATGAATATTGATATATTGTTTCTGTATCTTCGCCTACCACAAACATTTTTGTTCCATCGGAATTAAATTCTAAGCCCTGAGGCTGAGTATCTTGAGAAGTGGTGATATAGCCATGCTGATAATTCAATGTTCCTATATCCCAAGGCGTAGGTAAGTTGTATATAGCAATAAAATTGCTATCATTACCAATTATCGCAATTTTAGTGCCATCTGACTTAAATTTAATTCCTTCAGGTCCGCCACTATATGTAGATATATCTGTAGATTTAGTAAGAGTAATAGTATTTAAATCCCAAGGAGTACTTAAATCGTATTGATAAATTCTATCTGTCTGTTGTCCAGTAATATATAAAGTTGTTCCGTCAGGTTTAAAAAATAATCCGTGGCATACTCCATCTTCAGCGCTATGGTCATAGTAAGGAGATTCTTTAAACGCATCCCGTAAAGAATAGCCAACTTCAACTTTATTACTATTTTTAGTTTGCTGAGAATATTGTTTAGCTCGTAAGCCGTTTTTAACTTTAAATGGTTTATTATTGCTCATACTTTCACCTTCCAGTATTAGCTTATATTACTTGCAATTTGTTGTCCTATATATGTAACACCACCATTTTTTGTAGTAAAACTATATATAGCTTTTTCGCCAGGCTCCGGAGCCTGTGGAGCATATCCACCTTTCCATTTTAAGTTACTTGGCCAATCAATACTTTGCTGCCCAAATATATATACACTTCTAAATATCTCATTACCGGCGCCTTCGCACACAAACATTCGAGTGCCATCTTCAGTAAATGCACTTCCTTCCATATTTGGTTGAGAAGCTAAAGAATTATTTGACCATGTATCAAAATAAGCTGTACGAATATCCCAAGGCGTAGCTAATCTATATAATACTAAAGCATTACCGCCGCCGGCAGTATTTATAGCAATAAATTTGGTTCCATCAGGAGTAATATTAGCACTTTCAAAGTTAGGTGTAGTGGTTGTTCCTGGAACATTTAATTCAGTTCCAGCCAAATATTCGCCATTACCAGTAGTATCATTTGACGTCAAATCCCAAGGTGTTGAAAATTTGAATTGCTGAAAAATATCTGCTCCTACATCATTTGTTACGTACATCATCGTTCCATCGGGCTTAAAACTTATGCCTCTCACTGATCCATTACCAACAGCAAATATTTGTTCTGATGCTGTATTAGCAGTATTTACTTCCCAAGGTGTTGATAACTCATATCTATATATTTCTGCACGGTTATTTGATGTGCTATATTGAGCAGTATACATATATTGCCCATCTGTACTAAACTCTAAAGCGTCTGGGTTTGCACTAGAGTCACCATCTAAAACCAAAGCATACGTTCCAGCATAACTGATAGTAGTTAAATCATAAGGCACAAGCATATTAAATTGTGCTACATTAGATCCAATATCAGCAGTCCCAGCTACATATATTCTTGTTCCATTTTTTCCTAAAGCCATCATTGAAGCAGATCCAGTTCCTGGAGTACCTCCAAAAACTCCTTCATTATTAGATTCAATTGAAATATTTGAAACTTCATAAGGTACTTTCGTACCTTCTAATTCTATTTGAAATGATTGAGATTGGCCTGGATTGTTAAATACTATTTCTGTACCTATGTCATTTAAAGTAGGAGACACTCTAAAATAGTTTCCAGTTGACAAATCTATATTTTCTTTATAAATTGGTTCTCTTGCTTGATATTGATACACCTTATCATTAAAACTTCCTGCAGTGTATACGTATCCATCATTTTCATTAATGTAGATATCCATAGCGTTTTCTTGGCCAGTGCCAATACCGGGTATTTTTACTCTACTATGGAAAGTTGCGCTGCTAGGATTATCCCTTATTGAAAGTGTCCATCTATAAATGTATCTTCCACCAGCTGATCCAGCAATGTACATATTTAAACCATCTGAAGAAAAAGCTATAGCTTCTGGAGTAACATTAAGCGAAGTACCATCGTTAGTTTGATAGTCTGGTGTATATGAATATGAAGAGCCTTTGTAACCACCTCCTATTGGGTCATATGGATTTACTGTGTTATACGCATAGACTTCATTATTTTCAGTACCAATCATAAACATAGTATTACCGTCAGAGCCAAAACAATAGCTTTGGGGAGTTAAATCTTGGCTACCTACATTTTGACTAGCCGCGGCTGTTGCGTTAGCTGTACTTAAATCCCAGTTTGTAGTCATTTCGTGTTTATCTATTTTCGCACCACCAGATCTATTAATAACGCATATAGCGCCTCCTCCGGGAACTATGTGTAAACATTGTGGATTGTTATTTAGAGCTCCAACCCATAGTTCATCTCCAGTTCCAGTACGAGGAACAGCAGTATCGATATCCCAAGGGGTGCTTAAATCGTATTGATAAATTCTATCATTGCCATTCAATAAAACGTACATCATCGTTCCATCAGGTTTAAATGTAATTCCAAATGGATTAGTTGATATAGGTGTAGTAGAAAGTGTTTTTCTTTCGTTATCTCCAAGAACTCCAAGACTCCATTTTTGAGAGTTTGGCGTGAACGTAAAATCAGATGAAGCGCTATTTACACTTGCTGTTTCTTTTATTGCACCATTAAGTATAATAGGATTTTTTAATACTAAATCTTTTGTTGGCATTATTTAGCACCTTCTATTGCTATGGCTGCTTGATAAGTTGCGCCACCATCTACTGTATTAAATATGATAATATCAGTACTGCCATCATCTGGAATAGGTGGAACAGTTCCATCTGGCCATTGTACATTATCCGGATAGGTGATTGTGTCATAAGGATATGAACCTAAGCTAAGTTGCCTTATTCTTCTTTGAGACCCAGTAGCAATATAAAGATAATGCCCTGGCAGCGCTAAATTTATATCTAACGTATCTTCTGTAATAAGTTCCATTGTTACAGTTGTTTGGACTTGAGACGCAACGGTATCAATTTCAAATGGAGTAGTAAGATCAAAGTGATGTATTCTATCATTATTATCACAAATAAATAAATTCAATCCATCAGAAGATAACGATATTCCTCGAGGAGCTGAAAAATTTGGTAGCCCAGCCAAGCTTCTTTCCTGCAAAGTATCATAAGTTGCAAGTGATATATCAAATTCATCGCCTAAAGTATATCGTCCAATTTTATCTCCATCATAATCAGCAACATAAAGATATTTACCATCCCCAGTAATATGAAAACCTAATACATTAATATTATCGTTATATATTTGTAATGACTTAGAGTCAAAGGTTATTGTACTTATGTCGTAAGGAGTCGTTAGCTTATATTGATATAGTCTTTGACTACCAGACCCACTTGATAAACTATAAAATATAGTTCCATCGTTACTAATTGCAATTGCAGTAGTATTTAAATTTGAAACTGGTAATTGCAATTCATCACCATTATGATATCCTACAAGTTCTGCAGTAGTTATATCATAGGGTGTAGATAACTCGTATTGATAAATATATTCTGGGCCAGTAGAATTATATGCTAATACATAAGCGTACCTACCATTATAGCTCACTGTTATGCCTAATGTACTTCTACCGGAAAGTATTCCAGTAGTGATATCACTACTTGTTAAATCTTTAAAATCAGACTCAGCTCGCCCATTTGAATTGAATTCAACGGTATCTAAATTAAATGATCCTTTGTTGCCATGCAAAAAAACTGTAATATCTTCAGACTCTCCAGTCCTTGGAGCTGTAACATTAATAATTCCATGCATATTAAGATGAGCTTGACATTGATAATAATAAGTTCCTGATTCTGTAGGTGTAAAAGTAATTTCTGCAGGAGTAACTCCATCTATTGATGCAGTTGGATATCCTTGTACTAAAGGAGGTAAAACCTTATTAGTATCTCCAGTTGCTGGTTTAGTTTTAATTGCTAATGGATGCCCTATAGCATAGTTTTGAAATGAAAGCGTATCTCCAACATGTATATTAATATCAACGTCATTTCCACTGATCGATCCGGTTCGATCTTGTCCACTTGTAATTGTCCAATCACTAGTACCATTGTTTGTGATGTCAATAGTGTAGGTATATTTTGGAACAGTATATGGTAAAGAAAATGTAGTTGCTCCACCTACATTAACACTATTTGTACTTGGGCCTGGCAAAATTTCTAGCGCTGAACCATTAGTATTTAGAGTTTCTTTTATACCTACTGTAGAAAATTGATATACACTTCTTGGACTACCATTGGCAAAAAGGTATAAGTGAGCGCCTTCTCCTAATATAGGATCATCTACAAATGACATACTATATAGCGTAACAGGGCCAACCGATCCGACTAAATCTTGTAAAGCTTGAGATTCTGTATCATACATAATATTATCGTATGAGGCACTTGATACTTGCCATGGCGTACTCAAACTATATTGATAAATTCCAGCACCAGTTCCATAATTTAAAATCCACATTTTAGTGCCATATTTATTAAAAGATATATCTTGAGGTGTACCAGGAATTATAGAACTAGATAAAACGAAATCCTGATCAACCGCCGATCCGCTCTTTGTAGATATATCCCAAGGAGTTGACATAAGATAAGAGTATACACGACCTCCAGTTCCTACAATATAAAACCAGTATCCATCATCAGAAAACGTTAGTCCTCGAGGCGCAGCCTCAGCTAATCCAATTTTTTCTGATTCAAAAGTAAGAGTAGTGACATCCCACGGAGAACCCAGTAAATATTCCTGAACTCCATTATCGCCATCATCTAGAATAAAAACTTTTGTTCCATCGGGAGAAAATACAAAATCATTAGCTAAAGAAGTATTTGTTGCAAAGGATCCAGTTGATGAAGTTGAATATGTACTATTAATTAATGCAGACGCATCATATTCTTTTCCAGTAGGAAAGTCAAACGCGTGTATTCTAGCGGTAAATTGGTCAAGCACATAGCCTTTCGTGCCATCGGGCTTGATAGCAAACGCTCGAGCGTCGCTTATTGTAGCTCCAGTGTTACTATGAAAGTCAAAAGATCTTTGATGAGTAAAGGTTAAGTTTTGAATACTGTATCCATTGCTATAACCCTGATCACGAGTAATTATAGACTCATGATACGAAGATGGTCTAATGCCATTTTTTACGATAAAATCTTTGTTATTGCCCATCTAGTTTCACCTTCCACTAGTTAGCTTTATATTTTTTTATTCTGTAAATTCTATTGATTGTACAATATAGTCGGTAGCATTTGTTGAAGCAGCCGTTGCAAGAATTCGTATTTCACTATTTGCAATGTCTACATCATAAGTTGCAAGTGATATGTTTGTTGCGACTTGACCATACTCTGTTGCTACCGCAGTATTACCATCATGCGTAATAAGAAGTTCTGAAATATATCTATCATTACCATCTTTTGCTTGTACAAATGCTTTAATACTTCCAATTGTAGTAGCATCGTATGTAGCAATAGAAGTTTGAGTAGTAGATGATGTATTGGCAGTTTGAGAAGCTAAACCAGTTCCGGTTCCTCCTCCACCTCCACCAATGTCACCCCACGAAGTACCATCATAGCCTTCGAAAGAAACTGTTTCACTATTAAAACGAAGATAGCCAGCGTTAGGAGAACCATCTCTTAACGCAGTGTTACCTGATGGAATTACGGCTGAGCCAGTCGCAGAAGTCTCATCAACTTTAGCGTCCAATTGTGTTTGAAGATTTGATGTAACACCGTCGGTGTAGTTTAACTCTGCAGTATTTGCAGTAAGTCCACCTAGCGTGTTAAGTTCGTTAAGAGTAATATTAACACCATCAAGTAAGTTGAGTTCTTGCGGTGATGCTGTTATGCCTAAGTTGTTGAGTGAGTCGACTGCGCTTCCAACATCTGACAAGTTGTTATTTGCCTGAAGAAAATTAAGCGTAGTAAAATCGGTATCTCTATCTCTTACAAGCGTAGAAAGTTTTATGGTCATGGTTGTTTCTCTCTTTTACTTATTTATTCTCAAGGCTTTCGATTTTCTTCGCCAAATCTTTATAACCTTCAAGGAGAAGAGCAATCAAAGGAATATAGTTTACGTACTTTTTATCTTTGTTTTCTGTAACTAGCTCAGGTAATACTTTTTCAAGTTCTTGAGCAACAACACCATAACTCTTACTTCCAGTATTTTTCCAAGTAAACTCTACAGGATTTAATCCCATTAGTGTTTGCATTACGCTATCGATTGGAGAAATATTTTCTTTTACTGTCATGTCTGATAGTGAGTTATAATCAGTAGCAGTAAGTGTACCGGTTGATGGATTAAATGTTAAGTTAGTGTCTGTTGAAATTGTGCTAATATTTCCATTTGACGTTTGTGTCGTCATTGTAATATTATATTCGACATTACCTGTAGCTGCGTCTACACTCATAGCGCCGGTACCAATATTAGTAAATACCTGCCATGTTGCTCCATCATAAATTAAGTCGATGGTCACATCATTAACGTCAACAATAAGATCTTCAGCGTCGCCTTCAATAGTAGAACCATTACGAGCTAATGTTAAGTTAGTGT